ACGTTCCGTATACTATTGTCCCTAGTGATAATGCATTATCAAATGGAGTAGGAATAACAGTAGCCTTAGTTACCTTTTTCTCACGATTTAAATCTAATAAATAACAAACATCCTGATTTTGATGAAATGTAAACCATGCAAAACATTTTTTTCCGGTAGGAATAGCTAAACAAATATTATAAAGAGGAGAAACTTTCTTATGCGAAATAGTTTCATAGGAAAGTTCGAATTCAGGGAAACGTTTCATAAGTTGGGAAGTTTGGTTTTGAGAGAGTTCCATGATAATATTTTAATTATGATGGACCAGTACATTATATACAAGGTTTGCTTTTATATTTTTTCTAAAATTAATTAAACGAGTTTATTATAATAAGACATAATTTTATTTACATAAATCCAGTTATCTTTATTCTTTTCATAACATTCTTTTATGTAGTACCCGTCCGCGTTATATTTGTCGATTTCCCATCGAATATTTTTGCATAAATTAAAATCAATCAAAAACATGGCTGTATCTATATTATAAATTTCTATATTGTCTCCTGTAAGGAGTTCTTTGTACGGATATACGTTATTGGGACGACTTTGATCAAACGTATATATTCTTCCAGGTTCTAATTTATCCAATAATGAGTAAAAATCTCTATGAATTATGTTATCATCATCTAAGAAGTATAAATAAGTATCTTGCGTTTCTATTAAATCTAACGCATAATTTCGTTGTGGATTCCCACTTATTCCTTCGCCAACATAAATATACTCTTTTATTTTATCATGTTTTTCTAATAGATTGGGTAGTTCACTAATTTTTGTTCCATCATAAATAATATACCAATTATCAACGTAATCAAAATCTATGCTTTCTTGTATCTTTAATAGATTTTCTGGACGAATGCATGGTGTAATTATTGTAATTTTTCTTTTTGGGACATCTATATAATTTTGTAAACTTAATTCGTTAAAATTAGAATCGATAATGATAGAATCTTCGCAGTTTTTATAAATTAATTTATAGTATTTTATTAATTCTTCTGTTGTATTGTCTGCTAGATAATAACATTTCATCCTATCGAATCTTAAATAATCTATTTCTCTACTAAGATCGTCCATGTTATATTTATTATCTAATAATAAGAAATCGTTTGTGGGATCATGATATAATTTCTTCAATAATTCTTTATGTTTATGAAAGTTTTCTAATCCAAGAATGCAAAATTGTTTCTTATGATTTACATTTATAATTTGATTACAATATTTATATTGGTAATTTTCACGTTTCCATATTTGAGAAAAAAATTTACTATAAATAGGATCTTCAAATGCATTTAATTCTTTCATTTTTTCATTTATATTATATTTTTCATAACACTGAGGATATAAATGAGATACACATAGGCGATTAATTTCTGAATTACGTATTAATGAAAAATTATTATTATTATGATTCATGTATTGGATATAACCCAATTTAGGTATTCTGCACATTTTTGTGTGAACTGCTGTTCTTAAAATAAGTTCATAGTCGTCGGAAATAGGTAAAAATTCAGAATAATTACCTATATCAAGAAGAGTTGTTTTACGCCATATTCTTGGATGATTTGGAATAGCTACTATATGACTTAGTGTTGTGCTATTAATATTAGGGCAAATAGCAACATTAATCCATTTATTATCATGTTTTTGACAATAATATCCACTATATCCTAGAGCGAAAAAATCTCCATAACTAAAATTATTACCGTTTTCATATAAATTGGCAAAATCCATGTAAATAAAACCCACCTCAGGATCCTTATCGAAAACTTGCGCGGAATCATAAAGTGTATCTGGTAATATTTCATCATCATGATCCAACTCAAGAAGATATTTACCACGACATAACAATACAGATTCATTTTTAACGTTACCTATATTTCCACTATTTTCAGAACGTTTATATAGTCTGATTCTTTTATCATTTTTGAAAATAGATTTTAAGAATAGAAAGTGGTCGTCTTCGGGGGAATCGTCTAATATAACCCATTCCCAATCTTTTAATGTTTGTTTTTTAATACTGTTATATGCACGAAATATTTTATCATATGATTTATAGCAGGTCGTAAAAATGGAGAATACAGGACGGTTAGATGCAGGGTTATCAACAACGTTATTAATAAAGCAATAATTCACGATTCCATTAAAGTAATTTATGTCAGTTAATTCATTAAGATGTATCCATCTTTTATTCATACGATCCGCAATTATGGATTGAACATTCCACACATATTCCGAACAATCTGAATCTCCATAAGTAATTAATATTTGGTTGCTAGAATCAAATAATTTATTAAGATCATTCTTATCATTTGTTATTGTTATAGAAAATAGAGAATTCTCCTTGTTTGTGTCAAAAAAATTATCAATTTCTTTGTATTTATCGTATCTATAAAATAATATAAATGGGTACTTCATATATTTTAATAAACGACATAATTATTACATTTATAACGAAAATCAATAATTTTAGAGTTCATTTTGCATAAAGTTTGTAAGATCATTATCCATAGACTCTAAAATTTCTTCATTTAAAATAGATGTATTTTGATAACTTTTTTGTGGTATATTTTCCTGTAATTCATGAATTATTTTCTTATATTTATCAATTTGAGTATTTACTAAATCCTTTGTTTTTTTTGTACTATATGTATCTTTTAAATATGTCCAAATGGAATGAAATAAATAAATAATTAATAAACACACGAATATTTTAATACATATTCCTAGAATTATAGTATACATATAAACTAATAACTATTAATATTTAATTATTTCAACGTACAACAAAATAATATGAAAAATTGAATTAAAACGAAATAGATAGTAAGAATTATAAAAAATGGCGCCCATTACTATTCTTGTTGTAGATAAATCTGGTTCTATTAAAGAGACTACTTTAAAAACATATGATGAATCCGAGTTGTATAAAAAGGCAGGATTGAAATCCGCAGAAGGTTTTAAATGTTATGCGGAGTGGAATATTGATGATATAAATGATAAAAACTATTCAATTTCTGTCTTTGGTAAGATAACTGGAAAGGCAAATCAAGAAAACAAATATGATTTTCCACCTCCTATAGATAATACACTATTCTTTGGCAGCTGTATTATTGTAAATAAAAATGAGGACGTTGCAGTAAGTATCACAGAAGAGGAGTGGGATTCTATTTATGATTATTTGTTTGGAGGGTTTGAAGATCTTGGAGAAGAGGATAGTGAAGAAGAAGATGAGGATGAAGATGATGATTTACCAAGAACAAAGGAAGGATATGTTAAAGATGATTTTGTAGTTGATGATGAAGATGAGGATTATGATGAAGATGAAGAGGAAGAGGAAGAGGAGGATGAGGAGGATGAAGAGGAAGAGGTGTATACAAAAAAGCAATCCTCAAAGAAGAAGGCGAAGGCAACTACGAAAACCTCAACAAAAACTGCTGATAAAAAGAGTAAAAAGGGTTCAACTTCAGCAAATGTATTTGTAAATATTACAGAAGAAGAGAACTATTTAGATTGCACTAGTGAACTTAGTGAAGAGGAGTATCTTTGAATAATTCTATTCATTATTATAAAGAACAGATGAAATAATATAAAAAAGTTTTTTATATTATTATAAATGGAAAACCAAAACAATATAACACTAGTAACTGCTTTCTTTGATATAGGGAGAGAAAATTGGAAAAATAATGATTTTAAGAGAACAGCTGACTTTTATATTACATCTTTTTTAACATATTTGAATTATCCTTATAAAATGGTATGTTATATAGATGAGAAATACATAGGGAAGGTTCTTGAAACTTATGAAAAAAGTGAATATAAGAACAAGAAGTTTATTCCAATTAATCGTGAATGGTTAAATAAGAATATACACGCATGGTCATTAATAGAAAACGACGAAATAATTTTAAATAGTGAAGAATTTAAGACATTTTTAAAGAAAAGATTGCCCTACATGTATCCGAACGGTATACCAGAAACAAATGTTAGAGAACACTTATGCCCAGAGAATATTTATCCAGAGTATAATGTGATCAATCATTCAAAAATAGATTTTATTATGCATGCAATTCAAAATAAATATATCGACACTTATTTTACTGGATGGAGCGATTTTGGTTATTTCAGTACATATCATTTGGATAAAGGATCTCTTCCGAAAAACATATTAGATACGAATAATTTTGATAAAAATAAGATTACGATTTGTTTACGTCGTAAAATATTAGATGAAGATAATGATATGTTTTTCACAACATTATTTGCTTACGAATTATTTATTGGAGCATTTTATGCCGGACCAACACATATTATGGAAAGATTTCAAAAATTATATCATGATTGCGTTGTTGAGTTATATAAAAACGGAATATCTGATGATGATCAACATGTTTATATTCGTTGTAATTTAAAAGACCCAGAAATATTGAATTTACGTATATTTGATGGGGACTGGCCGAAGGCATTAACTGTATTTCAAATAAAGGAAACGTAGTACCATTCTTTGCCCTTTACACCTTTTCTCATTTAAAACGCCCATTTTACTTGACAAAAAATAATAAAAAAATGTAAAATCAATAGTAGGAATTTCACCTACGATGGTCTAACTTTTCCTATTCCTTTTGAGTTTTTTAAGAGGTGAATATTATTAAACATGTATATAAAATTATTTTCTTTAATATTTTATATACATGTTTAATAATATAATTTTAGATATTAATTATATATTACGTACAATCAATAAATTAGATAGTCATGATATTGACAACGAGGTAGAGATTATAAAAAAAGGTCTTTTGAAAAATAAATTAAAGATATTAGAAGAACCTCAAGAAAGAAAAAGAAATAAAAAAATTGGGAAAATTTATGATGAAGAAATGAATATATTGGATAGTAAAAAAAGTATGTTTAATGACAAAAAACAACAAATGTTGCAAATTTTATCAGGAATATTAGAAAATACTAATAAATTTATAAATAAAGTAGATTCTGTTTCTATAGATAACGAAATTGAAGATTATATAAGGTTTCTTAATGAAGGCAAGATAGCAACTCTTGAAACTTTGACACGTGATACAATTTCTAAACATAAAATAAAACCAAAAACCGATACACAGAAAACAGTAATAAATCAACCATATGGTGGTAATGCACGTCGTACCAAAAAATATAGAAAAAAAAAGTTACTAAAACTATCAGAAATTTTAAGTAATACAGGAAATACCAAAGGATAAATACAGAAATATTGTAAAAGGAGCATACGAAAGACCTGAAAAATATGTAAGTAAGAACAAAACAAGGAAACGACCAAAGAAAAACTATCTATAAAATCTCATGTAAAATGGGCGTTTTAAATGAGAAAAGGTGTAAAAGCTTCCTCTAAAAATTATAAGAATGATTGTTTCTATTAATTAATAAATATAAAAACAATTTAAATCTTACAACGGAATCAATAGAAATGAATAAAATAGATAAATTCTATTACATAAATTTGACACGTTCTCCAGAAAGAAACATAAAATTTTTAGATAATTGCAGAAAACAGGATATACCTTTCTCAAAATTACAGAGATTTGAAGCAGTTGATGGTACAACGTTTAATTTTACACCAGAAATAGAAAAGATGTTTGAAAACTGTGATTATTTTAGAACACTTGCTCTATACAGAAGACATAACATGGATGAAAAAAATTATAATATTTCAGTACAAACAACAAGAAAAATAATGGGGAATCAACTTAGTCATTATACGATATTGCATGATATTATAAATAATGGCTATAAGTATGCGATAATATGTCAAGATGATTCAAAATTTAATGATAATTTCGTAGAGTATATTGATAAATTAATGGATAATATTCCAGAGGATGCGGAATTAATAAATATTGGTTTAAATAAAGTAGTAAATGGTTCAATTACTACTCCATGGGATTTTGGAAAGGATAAAGATATAGAAATAGCGAAGGATGTAGTAAATGATTATGTTTGTAGATTAAAGGAAAATATGGACCCATGTTCTCTAGCATACATAGTAACATTACAAGGAGCAAAGAATTTAGTACGTCATTTTTTGACAGTTGGATTTTTGAAGGCCGCGGATTGTAATTATAATGAATATTTGATAAAAAAAAATATTTATTATTGCTCTCTAAGAGTAATGGTAACAAGTGGTGATTTTGTAAGTGATATATTTTCTGTTTCGAATGTGTTAGAGGGTTACACAGGTCCGCTGTATTAATGAAAAATTGATTGATATTAATATTTTAAATTAATATCAAATATATAAAGACTTTACTCTTATAAACAGAAATGTTGAAAATCGGGAATCCGGATAATTTCCGTAAGAATGTTGTAGATAAGTTAGAATCGATATTTGATGATAAACGGAAATGTATAAATTTGGAAAAAGGTGTATTTAATTATGCGATTAAAGAGGCGAATTCGAGAAAGATTATAAAGAAATGGGAAAACCCGTATTTCGCACAAATTTATGTGGATCGCCTACGAAGTATTTACCTTAATTTAAAAAAGCCGGAATTGTTGACTATGATTAAAAATGATGAAATTACGCCACAAGTTCTAGCCTTTATGACACACCAAGAGATGGACCATGAACACTGGCGGGTAATGATTGAAAGAAAGATAAAGCGTGATGCTAGTAAATTTACAACAAATGTTCAAGCATCCACAGATATGTTTACTTGCAGGAAGTGCAAGTCAAAACGTTCATCATATATAGAGTTACAAACCCGCTCAGCGGATGAGCCGGCTACTATATTTATAACTTGTCTAGATTGTGGAAAACAATCGAAAAGGTCTTAAGCATGGGAAATAGTATGGCAAATAGGAATTTCATTACTATTTACCTTTACCATAATAGCATCATTATCTTTTTTTGATATCCAGAAAACAAATTTCTCATTTTGTTTCGTAAAACCAATACAGAACTCAACGCCGATATGTTGAAAACAAAAAGGATCTGAAAATTGTAATGGTTTTAACGTTTCCTTATCTAGAGTTACTAACATATGATAATATTGTCGAGGGTATGTTTCTTCACAAAAGTGAACAACGCCAAGTAAATCTTCTCCATTATCAATAAAAATAGTAGAACCCCGAACCCTATGAAAGTCATGCGAATTTATTTCATAGGATTCAGTAATTTCTAATGTATTAGTTTCTGTATTCATTTTACCAAGTTGAAAAGGCGACCATTTATAAATAAAATATTCATTATCATCTTTAATAATAGGTATCCAATTTTTTTCACAACCTGTGTAGGTAGGAGGTTGTAAAATTTGGTAATTTGAATAATTTAAACTATGAGGGTCATAATTACCGATGATCATACGGTTTGCGCGATCACCTATATAATTTACGTTTGTAGCAATAAATTTAATAGTGTTTTGATAAGTATACAAACGAATATCTTCTAATCCAACTGAATATGTATCATGGCTCTCCATATTTATAGTAGTATCATCCATTTGATTATAACTTTTTGGTAAAAAATCAGAATTTAAAATAGATACTATGTTTTTTGTTATTAGAGTACCATTTGGATGTTTTATATCATAAGAACCCGAAGGGGAATAGGAATAATTTACAAACCGAGTATTTAATATATGTTCTCCATTATAATAAACATAAGCTGGCGAAGAAGAAGAAAAACTTTCTATAGTAGGGTAATCGTATGATATTTTTTCTAATTTATCATCCAATTGTAATGCATAGAAACGGGTAGGTATATTAATTATACTATCGTTATGATCTGCGTTATAAAAAGATGGATTCCAATCAGTATTTGCTTCTAACCATGCCCAAAAGTTGACCTCCCAAACTAATTTGCGATGTTCTTTAATAAATTTTTCAAAATTTGATTTGTATAATTCAAATAACGAAATGATGGAAGAACGGTCTCCCATAAAAAACCCTCCGCAAAAACGCCAATGTATTTGATTCAAAATAGATGCTATATTATTTTTATCTAATTTATTCCAACATCCAGGAAAAATTAAAAATTTGGATGGGAAACTACGTCTAGATAAAATAGATAAATCTTCTAATGTGTTCTCTAAATTTTTAAATATGTATGCTATACTAAAATCTATCCACGCAAAATGACTCGTGTTCCAAGGATTGTTTTGAATAGCATCATCCATAAATTCTACCTTTGAATTTTGCAATATTATAAATTTCATAGTATCCTTATTTTGACAACGGCGTTCGGGAAGAGAATAATCAGTCGATTCGCAAACTTTATGGCAAAATGTATTTTCTAAATGAATAGTTTTCATTAGTTTAACATTTGGATAGGGTACGATTAATTTTGAAAGTTCATCTTCAGAAACAGCATCTGTATATAAACAAAGTCGAATTCCAGTTTTAGCTATTTTTTCAAATAAATTATATCTAAAATCATTATTTTTATCATCAAATGATTTTTCATAAATGTTTATAAATGCAGTAACAAATGTAATATTTGTCATAATACTATTAATATTTATATTTATTATTTTTGCGAATAATAAACTAAAAGAATTTATAGAATATATTATAAATGGAAGAATTTCCGAATAGTATATGTATTGTAATTGCATCACATATTTCAAACCCAAAAAGAATAAGGTATTTAATAGAATGTTTAGATTCTTTAACAAATCAAACAGTTCCTATATCAATTTATTTATCGATTTCTATTGAAAATGATATATTAAAAGAAGAATTATTATCTATTTTTAAAAAACAAAATTACAATAAATTAATTTTAAGAATAAGAGATGTAAAAACACAACAAATGCGGCATATTTATTTATTATTAACGGAATTAATGCACAAACATAAATGGGTAATGTTTTGTGATGACGATGATACTTATGATAATACTCGTGTAGAAAAAATAATGAAAAATATTTATATTGGAGATTATGAATGTAATACTATTCATAATAAAAAGTTAGCAGGACTTTACGAAAGCACGTTTGGAAAAGATCATCGAGAACATCGTCATGAATATTGGTGTTATTGTGTAAATATTGAAGTATTGAAAACTTTTTACAATAAAATAGAAAATTATCCGGATATAATAGATAATAAATGTTGTGATGTTCTTTTTGCAGAACATCTGAGACGTTTAACTCCAGATAAATATTTATTTTGTCGTTTAGAAGAAAAATTATACAATTATCGTGTAGAAGATAATAGTGATAGTATCACAGGATTTATTAAAGGAAATCAACATAAATATACACGTTTAAATAACCCTCCATCGATTATGGACCCTACATTTTCTGATTATGTAGTGGATTGGAATGAATATTTACATGAAAACATAGAAATATATATTCATGATGTTTTTTTAAGGACAATCGTGGGTTGCGAATTAGATTATATTTTACGTGCCGAATTTAGAGCGGATTATGAATTATTACGATTTGTGGATAATTGTCATGTTATAAAAATTAAAGAAAAACATGAATATTGGCGTGGTATTTGTAATAATCTATTTGATATTCCATTTTCATAGAAAATTGAAACAAATCTAACTCATCTATTTTTGTTAAATCAATACAAAATGTCGAATATAAGAATAATTGCACCAATTCGAAAGCGTTTTATCTTTGTATTTGATGTAGAAACAACCGGATTATTACCAAAGAAAGTAAATGGACAAGAGATTACAATTGAATCATATCCTTATATTATTCAATTGAGTTTTAAACTTTATGATATGTTTGAATCAAACGCAATTATAACTTATAATTCATATGTAAAAATTCCTGAAAATATAGAAATACCTGAGACAGTATCAGAATTAACTGGTATATCAAAAGATGTTTGTAATGAAAAGGGAAAAAACATTATTGAAGTTTTAGATAATTTTTATGAAGCTTACATGTCGGCAGAAGTTAT